TTTAGCAAAAGGATGGGGAATCCCTCAGTATGCAAAACACATTCAAGAAAAGATGGATTCTGGCGCTTACTATGCAAAACGAATCGCTCGCACAGAAACATCACGAGTTTACAACGAAGCGGCAAACCAATCGTATAGGGACTATGGAGTAACTAAAGTCGAGTGGTTAGCTACTTTAGAAAGACGAACTTGTGCAAGGTGTGCGGCTCTCCACGGTAAGAAATACAAAATAGATAACAACCCGCCTATTCCTCTACACCCTCACTGCCGTTGCACATTAGTACCTGTAGAGATCGGTGGAAAAGCTTTATAAAAATCACACAAAACTACTTAAGAGGGCTATAAGGCACTCAGAAGGAGACTCAAATGGAAATTACATTAGAACAGGTACAAGAATTTATCAGTACGAATGCAGAAGCAAAACAAACACTTCAAGGTCAATTCCTTACACCCGAGACAGTTGACGGATTCTTATCTTCAGAGGATGGAAAGAAGTTTATTCAACCAAAGATTGATAGCCATGTATCTAAAGGAATTAACGCTTGGAAGCAAAATAACTTGCAACGAGAAATCGATGAAGCTGTAGCGAAGTTGAATCCTTCAGCGACTCCAGAGCAAAAAGAAATCCAAGAGTTAAAAATGATGTTCCAAAAGGCAGAACAAGAGAAGCAATTTGCGCTCCAACGTTCTACTGCTTTAGGGTTAGCATCAGAAAAAGGACTTCCAGCTTCACTAATTGATCGCTTTGTAGGTTCCACTGATAGTGAAACACGTGAGCTTATCAACACGTATGAACTTGAATGGAAAAACGCTTTACAAGTTGCAACTGAAAAGGTACTAGCTGGAGCAGGTTCTCAAACTACTCCTCCGAATCCAGAAGCCAGTCAACAAGTATCTACTGGTAAAAAATTCGCAGACATGACGCATGCAGAGCGCACAGCTCTATATCAATCTAATCCTAAAGTATACGCTCAAAAGAGAGCTGAATCTGGACTATAATCACCCGCCCTTAGTGAGACTCTAGGGGCACCCCCGAACCCCCGAAACATACCCCAAAAAGAAAAGAGGAAATCATTATATGACTAAAGTTACAGATGTACAAAAAGCAATTATTCCTGAAGTTATTGCCGATGGAATTGCTACTAAGTTAGGTAAATATATTAAGTTTATGCCTTTAGCTGATGTTGATTACACGTTAGTAGCACAACCAGGAACTACAGTAGTATTCCCAACATGGAACTACATTGGAGATGCTAAAGAGGTTGCCGAAGGTGGTACAGTTGACCGTGAAAAAATCACTGCAAGCAACAAGGCGTTTCCTGTTAAGAAAGCTGCAAAAGATATCATAATGACGGACGAGGCTATTTTAGCAACAAACGGCGCAATTGTTTCTGAATCCGAAAATCAACTTACAGTTTCTCTTGGTAACAAAGTAGATAGCGACTTTGTAGCCGCTCTTAAGAAAGCCTCCACAACAACTCCTTCAGAAACAGAAATCGGAATCCCTAAGAAAACAGTTGAAATTTCTCAAAAAGGTTTAGCGTTACTTCGAGTAGCGTTTGGTGAAGAAATTGAAGATGCTGTATTTATCATTTCTCCTGAAGATTATGGTGAAGTATTGGCAATGAAAGAATTCGTAGCTGTACAACAAGGTGCACCATTTATGGCAGGTACAGTCGGTCATGTGATGGGCTTGAATATTGCAGTATCTGGACGATTAGCGAAAGGCGAAGCTTACTTACTAAAAGCAGGTGCGTTAGGTTTATCTCTTAAACGTCAAGTAAGCGTAGAAACTGAACGTAAAATGGAACAACGTTCTCAAGTAGTTGGTGCTGATATGCACTATGTAACTTATGTGAAAAATGGTGCAAAAGCTATTGCGGTTACTTTAACAGTTCCTGTTCCTCCCCCAACGGGAAACTAACGACGCCTGACGAGCCTGTCGCGAAGATGTCAATGATGATGTCCTCGCCAGTCTCATCGGAGGCTGAGGCTACCGATGGCGAATTAACCTACGAGGATATGACTCCGTCACAAAAGAGAGCATACACAATAGCAAAAAAGAAAGCTGAGGGGACTTAAGTTCCCTTGAGCTTTTCTTAAAAGGAAGTGAATGTATGAAAGGTTACATCACAGAAGAAGATGTTGATAAAGAATATTTGAATGCTCTCATCGAAGAATTGCTTCCTATTGTTAAACAGATAGGTAAACAGACAGACGAAAATAATGACCTTATCAAATATGCGCTCAAGTCAACAATCTATAAAGTTTTAATCTATATAAATCGTGTGGATCTTCCTGAACCTTTAAAAGATACTGTCATAGAAATGGTTTGCCGCCAAATGATTGAGTACTTAGAAGGATTAGAAACATCTAAACCTCAAGATGTTGTCAAAAAAATTCAACGTGGTGGATTCGTCCAAGAGTTTGAAACGAAAGGGACATCTGCCAATGTGCCGCGTGGAACACTCTTCATGAGTGATTATGTTAAGTATCTCAACAAATTTAGGCGGGTGAGGTTCGTATGAAGAATTATATTGTTGCAACATTTGATTCTAAGTGCAGTGTGACTAGAAAGATACAAGTAACAAAGCCAAATGGATCAAAAGTATTTGAAGACAAAGAAATTTATACGAACATTCAGTGTGGATTATACGTATTTCGTTCGGAAGAATACGATCAAAGGAGAACAATCCAACCTATTACAGGTGACTTTCAAGTGTATCTTGAACAACATATCGATATCAAAGCCGGTGATCGTTTTACATTTAACTACTATGGTAGAAGTTTAAAAGGCGTGTGTGGTTCTCCAATGGTATACGAAACCCATCAGGAAGTTATTTGTCGTCATGAAGATTACGCTAAAGAGAGTGGTACAGCATGATAGAAATTACTGTACGAACTGAAGGGGTCACAAACCTTTTGAGAAACATCGAAAGAAAAATAGACTCCGAAGGTAAGAATCTTGTACAGCGTCTCTCAGCTACAGGGGTTGCTGAAGCTAAAAGAAGAGTTCCAGTTGATACATCATTATTAAGAAACTCACTTCAGCTCAAAGCTATTCAAGTTACTGGTGGGCGCATATCAGGTGGAATTTACTCCAATGTTTTCTATGCTCCTTATGTTGAGTATGGTCATACTATCTACGGAAAAGGATACAAACCTGGAGCCTACTACATGCATGCGGCTTATGAACTTATGCTGTCCAAGAAGGATGCAGAAGTACAGCACTTCCTAAAAGAGGTGATTAAACGTTGAATACAAACTATGAAACTGAGAATGTGATGCAAACTTATGAGGATGCCTTAGTGGCTAAACTTCTAGAGATATTTCCTACATACGACATTTTCACAGCAGTGTCAGGACAGCAGCTTACAGATAACTGCCTAGTAGTTGACATTCGGTTATCCAACCTTCAAAGGGAATCTGAAAGTGTTCAGCGTAGAACCATCATGACAGACATTGGAGTGATGTCCACTGAAGGAGAATATGCCGTGGAAAATAAGCTCATGAGTATTACGCATCTCTCGTTTGGAAACATCACTAAAGTTATCAAGTCAGCTAGATTCAATAAAGTGGACGGCCTATATCATCTTACCTTCTCAATCTACTTGACTGAAATTCTATAAGAAAAGAGGAAACTGAATGACAACATCAATTATCGGTATCGATAAATTGTATTTTGCTCCAATGCAAGATGAACAAAAAGAAACATATTACAAACCTGTCCAAATCGGATACGTTAAAGAGTTATCAGTTGAGCCAGAAGTCGAGTCAGTGTCAGACTACGGAGATAATCGAGCGATCGAATCAGCTTCTGCGATGGGTTCTATTCCTGCAAAACTAGTACTTACAGGTATTCAACCAGATCGTGAAGCGTTAGTTTTAGGACATAAGTACTCTAAAACGAACAAGACTTTAATCAAGTCTGCCGAAGACGTTGCCCCACAAGGAGCATTACTTTACCGCAGAATGAAAGCAGATGGATCATACCGCTACAAAGTTCTGTACAAAGGACGATTTTCTCTGGGTAAAGAAGAAACAAAAACGAAAGAGGATAAAGTTGAATTCCAGTCTCCTGAATATGAAATTTCCTTTATGCCTCGTCTGAAAGATTCTGTTTACGAGTTTCAGATTGATGCTAACAAAGCAACAACTCAAAATCCGGATAACTGGGCGGTTGACTTTTTCAAAGGAGTAGTCGAACCGTCTGATACCCCAAAACCTCCAACAACAGAACCTCCATTACCTCCAGGTATTGAAAGTGCCGAGTTAGTATCGTCTACACCAACTCCTTAATCATAATAATATCCTTTTAAAAAAAAGAGGGATTGATATCCCTCTTTTTATATGATGTTTAACTATAAATTCACAAAGGTGGAAATTAAATATGGAAATCAAATTATTAATCGATGGCGAAGAAAAGAGTTTTAAACAACCTGCTTTTATGCCAGCTATACGTTTCAAACAATCTGTAGGATGGGCTAGTTCTCTAGAGAAGGATTTTTCGATGGAAACTTTAGATGGTGCTGTTAAATTCATTGCTAATGATTTATATAATTGTCAATTCACAGAGGAAGAATTCTGGAATGGAGTTGATGCAGGTGATGTTACACAACTTATTATGTCCACTATTACCTCGCCTGCACGAAGAGCCAAGGAACGCATGGAGCAAATAAAAAACTAATGAACGTCAACCGAGAAGAGGCTGAGAAGATTGAATTCGCAGATGCCTTAAAGGTTGACGATTCTCCAGTATACGAATTCATCATGGATTTCTACATAGATAGATTGAAAGCTGGATGGGACTTAACAACTATCGACAATACTGACTTCATTCATTGGATCGATATCTCGGTTTATCAAACTATCAAAGAATACAGAGCTAGACTTGTAAAACTTGATGACTCGAAGTACTAGCTCTAGAAAGGAGGTAACCAATGGCTCAAAATGAAACAATTGCTATAGACGTCCTCTTGAATGATAGTCGCTTCAAATCTGGAATTCAAAGCATGGTACGAGATTTAACACAAATACGTCGAGAAGCAGGTAATGCAGGGAAATCAGCTGAGAGTATGGGTTCTATGTTTAAAGGTGCAGCTACTCAACTTGCAGCTATCGGAGCGGCGGTTGGTGGTATTGCACTTGTAAAAAAAGGCTTAGAAAGTGCTGTAAGTGCCGGTATGTCATATACTAAGCAGATGTCGACTGTTGAAGCTATCTCTGATTCCACGTCTCTACAGATGGCGGAGCTTGGAGCTAATGCTCGAGAGCTAGGTGCTTCTACTGTATGGAGCGCTACCAACGTAGCCGAAGCTTATGAGTATAT